TACTTTATCAGTCCAATCAACTACTGTACCATTATCTACCCATGTATTAAATGGTTCTATACTAATTACATTTCGTTCTGTAGGTACTGGTTCAAAAACTAAATTAAACTTTTGTATAAGACCTTGTAAGAAATCTTCAGCACTAGTATCAGCTTCAAAAATATTTCCAATATTAACATTACCACCAATAACAGTAGCTGGAGATTGTCCTTCAAATCTAGTTAATTTTTGAGTACTAGATTCAATAGTCATTACTCGACCACCTATAGAATCATAAGTTCTAGTAGCATAAACTTGTACTGTGTCTCCTGATTTTAATGGTATTGTAACAGGTCCTAAAAATAATGTTCCTGCATTTGTATTTGCTACTCTACCCATTGCAATAGCATTGGATTGAGGTTGACCATTAACATAAAGTTCTAAAACTAAAATATCATCTAATGGTCCTGTAGCACCAGTAATCTTATATCTAACTTGAGTATAAAATGTATAATCACCGTCTCCAGCAGCTGTGTAAGTATCTGTGCCGTTATACCTATTGCCGTTATCAAACGTTTCTGTATTAAAATCTATTTTTGTAGCTACGTTATCTGTAATTGATTGAGCAATACCTTGATAATAAGCTTGAAACGATTGTGATGTAGGAGAAAACGCAGCTGAACCTAATTTATCATCTTGAGTTGAGGCAACGTATATATCATTAAAGTCTGCTGACTCAAGGAATGATGAAGTATAAGTATAATTTGTTTGTTCAAATATTTTATCAACAACAGCTTTTACTTTAAGTGTTGGTTTAAAATAATCTAATGTTAGTGGGTATTTATTGTTATCAAAGTTCCTATCAGCTCCACCAGCAACAATTTGAGTACTACCAGTTGCATTATTTTCATCATATCCATAATTAATTAATGGATAAACAATATCACCATTAAATAAACTGCCTGACCAAGAACTAGTTACGTTACCATAAGTTAAATTATGATCATATTCACTCCAATCAATACTTTTCTGTAATAAAACATTTTGTATCTGATATTTAAAGTCTACAGTTTCATTAACTACTACTACATTATAAACAGTGTCACCTTGTTGATCTGTAACAATGTTTTCAACATACATTCTACCAGTGAATATTTCTTGACCATCAAATAATACTTGGCAATCTAAAGTTTTAGTTAAACCAACAGATGGTGTAGCTCCTAAATTATCAAGGAAACCAAAGAAATTCTGATTTATTTCTGTTGCTGGTAATTGGAATGTTTGAGATGATACTCCAAATACAGAGCCTATATCACCTGACTCAATAGCTGACATATCCAGCCTAATTGGGTCTGGTTCAAATAGATCTAAGTCTTGAACTGTTCCGTCTAAATTTGTTGCTCTTAATATTACTGCCATTACAATCTATGTTGTGTATCGTTTGCGTATCTATATTCAGCTGTTAACTTATATAATTTTTGTGTACGTGGATTTGTTTTTTCTACTACACTAGTATTAGTAATTGTTATAGGTAAAAATACAGTACCACTTTGTATGTACACGTCTGCAGAATAGAACATTTCAATTAACAAATCAGCATATGTTTGATTAACCCAATCTGATTCTGCTGTTCTAGCTCTGCTTATTTTATTTAAGAAATTAGTTCTACCTCTTCTTGATTTATTATAAGGTGCAGTTGCTGTAGTAGTACTAAATGGTACAAATATTTGTTCGTATGTAGAACGATCAATTTGAGATGTTGTAGATTCTGCTAATGTGAAATTATAATAATCCCAAACACCATATTTGTTTCTCCAAGCAAATCTAACACCTGGATAATCACAGTTTTCATCTACAATATTAAATTTATAAGAACCATACTTACCATTTTCATTTACTGAACCATCAGTTGCTTGTTCATAAACATCAATTGTATAATATGAAACACTAGATGTTAAATCAATGTTTTCAGGTCCTGTACCTAAATGAACTAAACGTGTTGCTGCACTTTGAGACAAATAAACATCTGACCAAATTTGGCCACTTGATGTTCTTGGATTTAAGTTGTAAATAATTGATTGGGTCAACTGCGAATCAGCACTGTTATACTGCGTTATATAAGCGCTATAAATGTCTTGAGCGTTATTTGCGTTGGCTGGTGTGTTTCCATAGAGTGTGCCGTTTAAAAACGATATAGTATGGTAATCTCCAGTTCTAACAGATTGTGTAGCTGGGAAATCAGTTAAACCATATTGTCTGGTAAATGTGTTATCATTTATAAGTTCATTTTCATATTTAGAACCACTATTCCAATTCCAATTTACTTTATCATTAGGGTCTAATACACCATACAAATTAAATAAATAATCTGTAGATTTTACTGCTGGAGGTAAGTTTGGAGTTGAAGTTACTCCATTATAAAGTGATGCTGAACTTGATACTGAGTATGAATATTCTTCTCCAAATAGTATTTTAAAATCAGCTGCACTAGATGTGTTAGGAGCAAAACCAGATACTGTCCAAATGTTATCTGTTGGTCCTAAATTAAATGTACAAATTTGACCTAAATCAAATACACCATAACTTGATGGATTAGGTTGTTGTTTTACTCTTTGTATTAATGTATCATTAGCATCTCTAACATCACACACATACTGGAACTGAGGTCTATTTACCTCAGAACTACTAATAGCATATACTAAATTATTATTAGCTATGTTAGGTGATGTAGGGTATTGTTGTATCGATATTGCCATTTTACTTTGCTTTTAATGCTTCTTCAATTATTACAACCATATCATCTTCTATATCAGTATATACATCTTTTAATACTTTTTCAATTGATACATCTATGAATGGTTTTGGTTTATATCCTCTTTCGTTTATTTTTCTAGTGATTAAGAATGCAGCTGTTTCTAATGATACTCCTCCTCTAGGAGTAATATTTTTAGCGAGCATCCATTGAATAATTCTTTGACGCCAAGACTGTTTAGGACCTCCTGATCTACTTCTTGATCTACCACCGTCAACAGCGCCACCATATTGTTCCATACCAATTAATAACTTCAAACCATATTCAGTATCCTTAACTGTGTATGAAATTGATTCTGATAAGGTACCTGTAGCATTAGATTTATTCTTTTTGAGTGTATCTCTCATTTGAGCTACTATTAACTCACCTGCTCTACGTAATGCTTTTTCTAATGGTTGTGCCATAATTAGGTAGTTGGGAATGAACAATAATCTAATACTCCTGTTTCTGTATAATCAATAGTAGCTACCCAGCCATAAACTCTATCGTTAAATGCCTCATTAACTGGTGTTATATTGTTTAAAACAATAAATGAATCCTGTTCGTAAGGACCTAAATTAAAGTAAGATAAGACGGCATATAAGTTCTGCTCACATTGAGACATTACTTGTAAATAATCTGATTCTGTTAATTGAGGAATATCAAGTGAATATAATTCAAATGTTAATGTTCTTGTTCCTGACAATCCGTTTTCATTTAGAACAATACCTGGTGATTGTAATGGTCTTAAGAAAACATAAGAGTATTGAATGTTTTGAGATGTTGAATCTAACTTGTCAATGGTACCATAAGCAAATTCATGTATTGCAGGAGTAGCATTACAAGCCGTTTCAAATCTCTCTACTATTTGCTTAAAAGTATTCATTATGCTTTAGCTAAGATTTCTTCTACTACGTGTTTATGAATTCCAAACAATGCAGCTATTCTATTAACGTCCATACCTGAGTTAGCTCTGGCAATAACATTTTCTTCCATTTTAGTTAATTTAGGAGCAACTTTATCAAACGCCTTGCGCTTTGGAATTGTTTGCTCTTGTTCTTTATTATTTTCTAAATCTTGCATTTTGTTTTTCTTGTTTACGTTTTTCTAAAATTATTTCTTGTTGTAGAGATAAATAGTTAAAAGCAAATATAGTATTTACGTCTGTGACTGCTTTATCTCCTGTGATGGATAAGATGGAGGACTCGCTAAGGTCTTTGAGTGTAAGTAACCAGCCATAATGCTCTGCGATAGTCGTTTCCTCTCGTTCATCATCAGTTTCATTTTTGTTTGTATCACTTCCATCATTGGCTCCTGGAAATAGGTTGCTAAATCTTTTGAGGACATTGCCGCGGTACCTAAAAAAAAACCAAGAGCACCTAATGCTATCTCAGCTGGGAATTCATCAAATTCCTTTGCAGCACGTTTCCTTGCAAATGGATCATATTCCTCTATCTCATAATAATCAAATATATTTTCAACTTCATATTTCATTGCTTTTAAAGTTGATTTAATCATATACTTACCAGCAACATTGTTTTTAGTTATTGGTCTGTATAACATTGCTAATATCTGATTAAGATTATTTTCAGTGTCTTTACATAATGTGTCTAGGTCAATATATTCACCTATAGACATTTTAGACATATTTGAAAAACCATATTGTTTATCTTTCCATTCTATAATAGGATAAAACTCAGGCTGTATGTTTTTTAGAACCGTATTAAGCTCATTATAAACTTGTACTACCGCAGGTATATTCCATTTCATCACCTCTCGTGACTCATATCCTGTTAGTGCAGTTATAACGGCTACCATTTGTTCTACTTCATCTAATGAAGAAAGATGAGTTAACATTTTATAATGTTTAACCATCAAGTAGTCTGGAATGGTAATCTGTAATTTCATTGTTTATTATAAATATTAATCTGTAAGGGACTGCTGATAAAAGGCGTTTCGGGGCCTACTAAAGAAGTATAGAATATAAAAATAAAGTTAGATTATGATTTCGACCCCGAAGCCTTAAAAAATGTCACAAGCAGGGAAAATAAACACATATGGCTAAATACTAGACTAAAAAACCCTACTGCGCATCTATAAATATATTATCTTGGTCTTCAGTGTCCAAGTTATCTTCAGAAGAAGGAAGAAAAGTATCTACTACATCTTGGTACATTAAAAAACTCATTGTGTGACCATTGTCTTCAATGAATTTCATTGCTTGTTTTAGTTCATTATATTCCTCAATTGAAATAGTTATTGTTGTTGGTTCTGGTTCTTGTTTATCAAATACGAATCCCATATATTAAAAATTAAATTGTGGTTTGGTTTGTACTCTACCACCTACGTAGAGTTTGCTTCTTGTAAATTCTTTTTTTCTAGCCTCATTTGCTAACATTAAACTTATAACACAATCATCATAAAATCCA